GAGCCGGTCGCGCACGACCCGCGCCGCCCCGTTCACGGTGAGCGTGGTGCCGCGCGCGACCGTGGTGACATCCTCAGTCGGCACGGTCAGCACCTCCGACCGCACGACCACCTGGCCGACCCCATCCTCCTCCACCCGCTCCACAATGCTGAGCAGGCCGCGGCGCGGAGACCCGTCGGGCGCGTTGACGCTGGCGCCCACGACGACGGGGACCGAGCCGAACCCGCGGCACATGCGGCGCGCGTGGCGGAGGATGGTGGCGGCCGACATCAGCGCGTCCGGCGCTTGCCGCTCGCCGGGGCGCGGCGCACGGCCACGACCGGGTCATGGTGTTCGATGACGAGCGGCGACGGCGGCGCGGCATCGACCGCGACCGCGCGCCCGTCGGCCAGCATCGCCGACGCCTCACGCGGGAGGAAGTCGTGGACTTCCCCCGCGCGCGAGCCGAACGTCAGGCGGACCAGCATCAGTCGGCGATCGCCGGCTGCGGCAGTTCCTCGGCGTACCGCACCGGGCCGAGGACGAGGTCGGCCGATGTGATGTTGCCGACGTTGCTGGCGCCCGTCGACACCGTGACGCAATCGAACCCGCCGGCGACGTCGAGCGCCAGCGCCGGGTCGAGGTCGAAGCGCACGTACTTGACCGTGGTGCCGGCCGACGTCGTGTAGTTCTTCGCGTCGGCGACGCGCGTCCACACGCCGGCGGCGTCGGAGTCCTTCACGTAGATCGGCACGTTGTTGGTCAGGGGCTTCGACCCGGTGCCCGCCACGGCCGTCGCCTGCAGCGGGGTGACGAGGATCGTGGCCGAGTTGCCCTGGTTGACCTTGAACACGATGCTGGCACGCAGCGCGTTCTTGAGGGACTTGTAGGTCCCGGTGCGCCCGGCCGCATCGGTGGCGGGCGCCAGCAGGTTCTCCAGGTTGCCACCCTGCAGGATGGGAGTGCTCGTGCTCATGGGGATCAGCTCCGCGCCGCGAGGGCGATGTAGGGCGAAAGCGTGTCACCGCCCTTGAAGGGCGTGAGCGGCACGCGCGTGCGCGGCGAGCCGTCGACCCGCTGGATGAAGCGCATCACCTGACGGTCGCGCAGGAACTCGACGTGCATGGAGACGGCGCGGCGCGTGCCGCCCTTCGTCGCGAGCAGGTAGTCGGGCAGTGCGATGAACGTGAAGTCGCCGACCGTGCCCTCCGCGCTCGCGTACTCCACCGGCACGATCGGACGGCCGTAGATGGCGCCGTTCGGGAGCGAGGCCAGCTGGCCCGGGGGCGTGAACATCGGGTGCGCACCCGCCGCACCGGCCGTCGCCGTGAGGATCTTCGCCCACAGCTGCTGGTTGATGCCCCACACCGCGCGATTCAGCATGCCCGCGGGCATGCGCGCGAACATCTTGGCGGCGTTCATCCAGATGTGCGTGTTCGTGTTCGCGATCGTCTGGCCGGACTCGATCGCGACCGACACCAGCGCGCCGCTGTTCATGAAGCCGAGCGGCTGCCCGGCACCCGTCCCTTCCCAGATGGCGCGCTCGACGCCGAACCGCAGCTCCTCGGGCGCCTGCTCGTCGAGGAAGGACTGCATCGCTGGGCCGTCCTCGATCTGCTCCTCGGTGAGCTTGACCACCACGGCGATCTTCTTGAGGCCGAGCTCGACCTGACGCGTCTTGGCCTGCGACTCGGGGATCTCGCCGTCCTCCCCGACCCAGTAGTGCTGGACGCCGCCGTTGCGGGAGCCGTTGGCGCGGCTCTCCTCCTTGACGACCGTCTCCTTGTAGCCATTGCCCACCGTCACGGGACGCTCCGTCACGCGCGACAGCAGCTCGCTGCCGGTGCGGGCGGCCTCGAGCAGGTTTGTGGCGACGGTCTCCGGCACCGCCCAGCCGCCGTCGGCGCCGACGCCGGTGTTCTGCGCCCGCTGCGCCAGGAGCCGCACGTCCGCCCCCTCCGGGTTGCGCGTCGCCAGCACGACGGCACGGAAGAACTCGCCCGGCTGCCACGGCTTGTCCTCGGCGCGGTCGTGCGTGCGGACGCCGCTGGGCTGCACCGGCGGCGTGACCGCGTTGCGCGTGCGCAGCGCCGCCATCACTTCGTCGCGCGCCGCGTCCACGGTGGTGTTGTTCGTGATCCAGCCGGCCAGTCGGCCCGCCAGTTCAGGGATGTCGGCGTTCTGCGCCTGCAGGGCGGCGAGCCGCTGGCAGCGCTCCGCCTCGGCGGCCCGTGCGGTGTCCCGCTCGGTCGCCGTGTCGGAAATCATGTCCGGCATACGGTGTTCCTCGGTGCGGGCCGCGGAGGCGGCCTCGGTGGATAGCTCGCGGCCCACGCCGACCGAGTAGTCGGCCGGGACCGCCACGCTGGACGCCTCGTACAGGCGCCAGCCGGTGTAGCGCCGCGTGGGCATCCCGCCCTTCTGCCGTGGCGCTGTCTGCGTGTACGTCGAGCCGGGGTCGTAGCCCACGGAGACCTTCTTGCGGACGCCCGTGCGCATGTCGGCGATCACCCACGCCGCGTCCGGATGATTGCCCTCGAGCAGCTCGCCGCGAATCATGCCGTCGGCGTCCACGCGGACCTGCTCGAGCAGTCCGATCTGCCGCCCCAGCGAATGGTCGAGGCAGAAGGGCAGCCCGTCGCGCGCGTAGCTCAGGTCAGGCCCCTTCGCGGTGTGGTCGAGCACCTCGATGTAGCGCTCTCCCGTCGTCCAGTCGTAGCGCACCACGGGCTGCTCGCTGGAGATCGCGATCTGCAGGCGCGTGTCACCATCGGCCGCGTCGTCGCGCGGTTCGATCCGCACCACGAAGTCGCGGTACAGCACGCCGGTGGGGTTCTCCGCCGAGCGCTCGGCCAAGCGCGGCTCAGGCCGCGCGGAGATGTCGGGCATCGGTGTCCTCGTCGTCAGGGGTAGTCGCCTCATCCTCGTCATCGTCCGCTGCGTCGTCCGTGTCGGACGACTCTGCAGTGGCCGTGACCGCGGGCGCGCCCATCAGGAGCGACGGGCCGTTGGACAGGGGCACGCCCCAGTCCCGCGCCCACGCATCTTCCTCGGCGCGCTCTTCGATCAGGTCGTAGTAGTCGAGGCCCAGCAGCGCCGCCTCGCGCGAGCGCGTGGTCAGGCCCAGCGCCAGCTTCATGCCGGCGGCCTGCACATCCTTGACCGGGTCGGTGTAGGCCCAGCCGCGCATCTGGAAACGGGCCGAGCGGACCAGTCGCGCGGTCTCGATGGTGGCCGGCACGGCAATCGCGCCGACGCGACGCGCCAGCGCGCACCATTCGCGGTAGATCGGCCGCTCGAACTGGTCAAGCAGCAAGGTCGTCTGCATGAGCCGGTTGAAATCGAGCTCGCGCAGGCGATCGAGGCGCGCCGAGGAGAAGTTCACCTGCGTCAGATCGCCGGTCCACGAGGCGTAGGACCGCCCCGCGCCGCGCGCAATCTCCTTCTTCACGCTGGCGGTGAACCCGACAAAGTTGCCGTTCGGATGGGTCGGGACGTGCGACTTGGCCGTCACGCCAGGCGGCAGCACGCGCCCGAACGCAGGCACCGCGTCCCACGTGATCGGGAGCGGCTTGCCCTGCTCGTCGACGGTGCCAGGCAACGCCACGCCGTCGGCGTCCTGCTCGAAGAACACCCCGTTCGTCGCGCCAAGACGCGCCTGGGTGACTTCGGCCTCGCTGTAGTCCGCGAGCACCTTCGACGCGAACAGCACCGGCGTGAGCCACGGGACGCCACGGCGCTGCGTGGCCCATAGCTGCAGGTAGATGTGCAGCACCTGATCGGCCGGCACCCGCACCCGCTGCCGCGTGGCGTCGTCGCGGATGTGATAGGCCACGGTCCGGCCCATGGCGTCGAACTCGACCCCCATGTCGATGCCATTGGTGGTCGGCGTGGCCTCGCGGTGGTACGTGTCGTCCACACGGTCCGCGTCGAACGGCTCGAGGCGCAGGCCGAACGCCCCAACGCCGCGGCGCCAGAACGCGAAGAACTCACCGTCCTGTGCCACCGTCCGGATCATCAGCCGGGCTAGCGAGGCGCGCGTGTGGCGACCGTCCGTCGTGCACTCCCCGAAGCTCGACCACTCCTTGTAGCCCGCCTCAACCTCGTCATTCACGGGGTCGCGCGTGCGCCCGGACGCGGCGAACCGGAGCCGGGACTGCACGACGACACCTTCCGCGCCGACAATGTCCGACTCGAGATCGCGCAGAAACCCCGACGCTTCCCCATTGTTTCGCACGAAATCGCGCGACTTGTGCCGCAGATCCTGCAGCGACATGGCGAGGTAGTCGTCCTGCGAGAGCCGCGCCATGGCCCACCGCGCCAGCATCGGGTTCGACGACGCGCTGTATCCGCCGAACAGCTCCGACACCGCCTCGCGCACCTTGGTCAGCGCCCGGCGCATACGCCGCGTGGCGCTCACCGGATGAATCCCCGGGGCGCGCGGACCGCCACGCCGAAGCCGGTGCCACGCTGCGCGGCGATGGTCGTCTGGAGCTGCGCGCGGAGCCGCATGAGCTCGGCCGGCGCGAACGTCTGCACCTGGCGCCCCGCGATCATGTACATGCGCGTCTCCCCCTCGAGCGTCCCGGCCAGCGCGGCTTCGACGATCGCAAGCGTGCGCTCTTCCCACGTGCGGACGTCCTCGCCGGCGGCCGACAGGTCGGGCGTGACCGTCACCGTGCCGCTCGACAGCGTCGTCACCGCGGTGACCGGCGTGCCCTGACTGGCGCGCAGCGCCCAGCGGTATGATCCCGCGGAGAGCGCGGCCGAGGCCGTCGGGGACAGCGCCACGGTCCACGTGGTCCCGTCGTCCGTCGCCGTGATGTCGGCGTCATCGCTGCCGTCCGTCTTCCGCAGCAGCCACTCCAGCGCCCACCCGTCCGCCGGCGACACGACGCCGAGCGCCGTGGTGATCGGCGCCTGCGTGAACGTGACCGTGGTGCCGGCCTCGAACGCGGGGGGCGGGGTCGTGTGGACTGTCATCCTGCCCTATGATGGGCAGACCACCGCCGGCCAGTCGGGCGGGTGGTGCGGGGCGGGAACCCGCTACGCCGCGGCGCGGGCGGGCAGCTGGTACGCGAGCCGATACCACCGGGGGTTGCGCGCCGCGCGGGCGTCGGCGGGCGCATCCGCGGCGTGTTCGGCCGCCTGCAGGTAGCCGAGGGTCGCGAGGCGGTGCACGCTGTCGATCGCAGTCGACTTCCGCACGCGCGCCCCGGTCTGCACGTGCTGGATCTTGAGCGGGGCGAAGGTCACGACGGTCAGGATGCCGCTGTGGAACAGCCACAGGACGACCGCCCGGTCGTGCACCGTCAGGCGCCGGTCCGTCGCCGCGGTCGCCAGCGCCGGGATCGTGGCGAGCGCGTAGATCACAGCCACCCCCCGCGGCGGCGGCCGCCGAGCCAGGAGGACGTCGGCTTGGGCAGCGTGGGCGCCGACTGGGCTGTGGGGGCAGGCGCGGTGGACCGTTCCGCCTCCCCCTGCTGCATCACCCGTTCCCACTCCGCCATGAGCTCGGTCTCGCGCACCGGGCCGAGGTGAAGTGCGGCGTACGCGTACACCTCGCCGTCGAGCTTCTCGTCGTGCTTGCCGGCCACGAGCTCATAGCGTTGCACGCGCTTCCCCCGGTAGTTGGACCAGACGGCCCGCTGCGACAGGAACTCGTCCCAGTAGGTCGCGTCGGCGCGGTCGTTGAAGTGCAGGAACGACGGGGCCACGTCGAGCGGGCAGGGCGTCGGGGCCGCCATCGCGGCCCGGCGGAACAGCCGCTTCTTGATCGCCTGCACGCCGATCACATAGAGCCGCGACTTCTGCCGCGTCTTGGTGAACTTCTTCGGGAGGATCGGCGCGGTCGGGTCGCTCGAGCCCTTCACGGCGAACACGTGCTGGGCGAGGCGCGGCTTCGTCCAGGCGTACACCGGGTCCGGATCGTCACCGGCGTCGACGCACATCGCCCGGAGGCCGAGGCGCGCGCCCCCCTCGTGCACCCACCGCCGCGTCGTGCGCCACTCCTCGAGCTGCGCCCACACCTCGGGGCGCGACGTGTCGCCGCGGAAGATGGTCCAGTCGATCAGCCACGATTGCTCGCCGGGGCCGTAGGCCCGGACGACGACGTGCAGCTCCGCCGCCTGCTTGTCGACGCCGGCCACGAGCACGCACCCCATTTTCGGCACGTCGAACGCGCGCGGCCCGTCGCCGTCGCTGCCGTCGTACCGCCGCGACCGGGCCACGAGCGTGGCCTTGAGGTCTTCGGTCTCGCGGTCCTCCCACTCCTCGCCGAGGGCCGTGTTCACGAACACCTGGAGCTTCTCGGGGTCGCCCTGCGCGTCCTCCCACTCCTCCACCAGCCGCCCCCACCGCACGAACGGGGAGTAGAGGGCGTTCAGGTGATAGCCACGCGCCTCGCGGAGCGGGTTGGTGACGACCCACTCGCCGGCCGCCACCATGGCGTCCTTGTCGGCCTCGTCGATCAGCGCCTCGCAGCCGGCGCACCGATACATCGGCGCCTCGACGTTCGTGTACTGCAGCCGCTCCCACACGAGTCGCTGCCGGAAGCCGCAGTGTGGGCACGGTACGTGGTAGTAGCGCTGGTCGCTGCGCCGGAACTCGCGCGCGATCCGGCTCTGCCCCTTCACCGTCGGCGTCGAGTTTTTGTAGATCTTCCGCCGGTAACCGTAGGTCTCGGTGCGCTTCTCGGCGAGCCCCATCTGGTCGCCTTCGCCCTTCGCCGTCGCACTCCCGCCGTACCCGTCGACTTCCTCGAGGACGAGCACGCGCACCGTGCGGCGGCGGAAGAATCGCGGACTGTTCGCG